GAAACCGAATTAGACGAAAAAGAAAACGAAATTATTATAGAAGTGATAGATTTAATAGATGATAAAATCATTGATTTAGAGTCATAATTGTTACATTTAATTATTACCATTATATTAGGAATTACCGCTACCTTTTTAGGGTTAGTGGCTTTCTATGCACTACGCCGTATTAACGAATACGAAAACATTATACTAAACATAAACAATACTATAGAAACTATAAAAATTCAACTTAAAACAATAGATGATAAAGGTACATTTGAATCAGATGATGAAGTTGGTTTTTTCTTTTCGGAGATAAAACAACTTGGAAGAGACTTAGAAAACTTATTTGAAACCGAGGTTGAAGATGCCCCCATTAAAGAAAAAAAGAAAAAAGAAAAGTAAAATTTATTTTGGTACACCAGTACATGATGCTATTGTAAGATATAATCAATCCGATAATCCAATTGAAAGAAACAAAATTTATACCGAAGAAATACATGCGGCGTTTCTTAAGTTAGCAGAAAATATAATTAATACTTTTAAGTTTAGTTATTTTAGTTATGGGTTTAGAGACTTACAAGAAGAAGTAGTTTCTAACCTTGTTATCAACATGCATAAGTTTGATGAAACTAAAGGTAGTAAAGCATTTAGTTATTTCTCTGTAGTAGCAAAGAACTATCTTATCTTAAATAATAATGCTAACTACAAGAAGATGAAGATTCATGATGACATTGATGTTTTATATGGACATGGTCATGATGATGAAAATATAAAAAAGAATCCATCAAACGATGTGTTCAAAAAAACAATCGATTATTTTGATGAAAACATAGAAAGACTTTTTCCAAAAGACCAAGACAGAGAGATTGCTGAGTCTATACTATATCTTTGTAAGAATAAAGATAGTATAGATAATTTTAATAAGAAAGCAATCTATATAATGATTCGTGAGATGACAGATGTTAAAACATCTAAAATAACTCAGATTACGAATACATTCCGTAAAATATACCCTAAAATACAAGAAGAAGTGCTTACAAGAGGTCACATCGATAACCTAAGATATACAGGTTCTTTGTTATAATATTGTAACCATACTATACTTATAAGTATGGAAAAAGATTTTAAGATATTCGGTGATAAAAACTTTTCAGACTTATCTGAAGAGATATATAATAATAACAAGTTAAAGAAAACTCAAATCGACTTGTTAATCCAAGAGGTGCATGGATACATACAAGGTATCGAAGATATCGCTATCGTAGGTCCTATTATTAAGGAACTGATGGATGTTGGTATCAAAAACGATGATAACCTTGTTAAACTAGCTACTCTCTATCAGAGGATAATGTCCAAACAACCAATCGATGATAGCGATGTAGGTTTATTATCCGAAGAAGAAAAAGAACAGCTAATGGCTTCTTTAGAAGATGTAGCAGATGACTTACAGAAAAAGAAAGACGAGATAGTTGATAAAGATCCTGTAGACATGACCGAGATAAGACAGAAGTATGGTAGTTCGTAATGCCACATCATGTTAGATTAGATCCACAAAAGGTAAATGAGTTAGGTGTAGCTAACCAAGACTCTACCGTATTACCTGAATTTACTTTTCATCATGGTCATGTAGAACAAGTTATTAACACAAAAGAAGATTTTGATTTACTTGACCTTAAAGTAAATAGACCACTTAATGATTATAGTCAAATGATATTAGTTAGTCCCACATTCGAGGGGGTTTTAAGAAGTGGATATTTAAAAAATAAGATACCATGTATACCCTTACTTAGAGGATTTTCTGATTCTATTGCTAGAGGAGATAGTGTAATATATACAAAGATGGGTAACATTTACTATTATTTAGGTCCTTTAAATTCAGTTAACAATCCAAATTATTCACCAGACATTTATTATAATGAAAATAAAAATGTTAATCTAAAATCTAAATTAGAGATAGATAATAGAAAAGATGATCCTAATGGCTACAACAAAAATTATAGAAGGTTAAATATAAGAAAAGCTAACAAAACAAAAATATACGGTTTGGATTCACCTTATGCTACAAGATTTGGAGATATAGGTTCTGAAGCTGAATTAGAAATGGCTTACTCAGATTTAACATTAGAAGGTAGACATGGTAACTCTATACAAATAGGAAGTAGATTTGTTAATCCATATATTACTATAAAAAATAATAACATAGATTCTAATAAAGGTTCTGCTTTACTTTTTTTATCATTGGGTTCTATAGGTCAGAGTTTTAGAGGATATGATAAGTTATCAAGTGATAGACGAATAGAAAAAGAAAGAGAAACATTAGCAGAAGGTCAATATTCTGGTTATCCTATAAATTATGGTAATGATGGAATCGGAGAACCATTAGAAGATACATTTAACATGGAATATGGTAAAGTACAAGATTCTTCTAATAACCAAACAGAGTTTGACCAAGTAGTAATGTTTTCTGATAGAATAACATTTGATGCTAAAGAAAATGATTTAACGATGTCAGCATATCGTAATATAAACTTTGGTGCTGGGAGAAATATAACATTTACTAATAAAGGTTTTACAGTTATTGAATCAGAGAATATTTATTTAGGAAAGAAAGCAAAAGAAAAAACTGAACCTATGGTATTAGGTAATGAACTGAGATTAATTTTGATTGAGATATTGGAAATATTAAATAGTGCAAGAGCAAATGTTCAAGGTGTGCCATTACCATTGGTGGATAGTAGTTTAGCACCTTTGAATGCAGCACCTATTAATGTAATAGGCACATTATTACAAAAATTAAATGATTTAGATCCACAGAATGGTGGTGGATTTTTTAGTAGTCACCATTACATAGAACAGAACAGGAGTACAAATGAAGGTTAATATATTTAAGAAGTTAATAAGAGAAGTAGTAAGAGAAGAATTAGATTATAAATTTTCGTCACTTGAAAAAAAGTTAGATGAAGTGTTAGTTAAGTCTAGTTCTAACAGTATAGTTGAAGATAGACTGCCACAACCCGTCTCGTCTCAACCAAAAAAGCAACCTGTTTCGGCAGCTCCACCTCAATCTAAGGCAGCTCCGTTGACAAAAGACTCTATTCTAAATGATATCTTAAATGAAACTGCTCATAGTGGTGAATGGCAAAACATTGAAAAGGAAGCAGAAGTTAAATCTGTAGTTGATAATACTCAGAATTTACCTGAACATTTAGCAGATGCTTTTACAAAGGATTATTCACAAGTAATGAAAAAAGTAGAAGAAAAGGCAAAGTTTAATCGTGGGTAAACTTAAAAAAGATATACAGGCTGCTTTTGAAGCTAGCATTGGTGGTAATTCCGATAAGATAAAGCAACTAGCTACAGATTTGGAAACGGCAATTGAAAAATTTATTATTAATCAAACTTTCAGAGTGGATAAGTTAAGTATGACTCATAAGGGACTTGAGACTTTACCTATTTTACCTATTATGACAGACGCTACTGGAGCAATTCCATTAATTACTACAGCAATAGGAGCTCCAATTATGCCTATATCAGTACCTAATAGAAAGATTTCAATCTTTTCAATGGGTGTTGATAAAGATGGCGGTGCAAGTGATAATCCAATTGAGAAAGGTGAAGCTCAATCTAATGCATCAGAAGTCAGACTTAGAGAAGATGAGGTAAATAGGGATTACAAATAATGGCAATACTTGATAGAAGAAAAGATAGGTTTGTAGAAGACCAAGATAAAAGAGTCTCTGTAGGAATAGAGTTTCCTTTTAATAGAACAACTGGTGATGGATACTTTAAATCCACAAAGACTACTGTTGATTCTATTAAGAATAATATTAGACTTCTTTTGCAAACTCATAGAGGCGAAAGGGTATTTCAACCAAATTTAGGTATGGGTTTAAGGTCACTTATCTTTGAACCATTAACTGAAGACATAACCATACAGATAGAGAATAACATAGTTGATGTGTTCAGTAGATGGTTACCTTTTGTGGAATTAAGAAACATTAATATAAATCGTAAAGATGATTTAAATCAAGTAAACATTAATATAGATTTTAATATAAACAGAGCACCAAATAGTTTAGAAAGTGTTCAAGTTACATTTGATGGTGTCGGAGCTGGAAACTCGACAAGTAATGGAGCATACTAATGGCATATACAGAGAAACAAAAATTAAAACCAACTAATGTAAAATATACAAGTAAAGATTTTAGTTCAATAAAAGCTGATTTAATTGAGTATACTAAATCTTATTTTCCTGATACATATAAAGATTTCAACGAGACATCACCTGGTATGATGTTAATAGAATTATCCAGTTATGTTGGTGATGTTCTTTCATATTATATAGATTATAATTATAAGGAAAGTCTACTTTCAACGGCAACAGAGAAAAGAAATGTTCGTAGATTAGCTGAATTTCTTGGATATAAAACTCCAAACAAAACTGCATCGGTTGTTAAACTAAAACTAGAAACAACAATAAATGCTGATGGTACAACTGGTGAACCACTTTATGGAGAAGCTCCATCTTCTATAGATAGTGGATTACAGATTGCTTCTAATGTAGATTCTGAGATTCTTTTTGAGACAACAGACGAGGTAGATTTTACATCAAGTGGTTCTGGTGATCCTGTTATAAGTACACCAACTCTTGATGCTAACGGAGAAGCAGCATCTTACACCTTGACAAGATTTGTTCGTGCTGTATCAGGTCAAACAAAAACAAAAACATTTAATATAACATCTCCTACTAAATTTTTAGAATTAGATTTAGGGGAAAATAATGTGATTGAAATAATAAGTTGTTTGGATGGAGCTGGACAAAATTGGTATGAGGTTGATTATTTAGCACAAGATAAAATTTTAAAACAGACTCATTACACAGATGATTCGACAAGAACAAGTGCTTACGACCAAGGTGAAGCTAACACTTCTTTAGCTCCAATACCTGTTCCATATGTTGCTGAATATATAAAAACTACAAAAAAGTTTACGAGTAAATTTGATGAAGATTCTCAAACATATAACGTTTGTTTTGGTAATGGATTATTTAGATTTAGTAACTCTGGTTCAAATGTCGATCCTGTAGAACAAGCTGGTGTGACAATTAATGGAACTAATCTTGCTGATGTCCCAAGTGCTTTAGGAGTAGTAACAGGTAATAATCCAAACTTAGGTGAAACGCCATCAAATACTACATTAACATTTACTTACAGAGTTGGTGGTGGTGCAGACTCAAACATACAAGCTGGAGAACTTAGTGTAATTAATAACGCACCAGCTGGTGTTACGTTAACTGTATCAAATGATGAACCTAGTTCTGGTGGAACTGATGGTCAAACTGTAGAAGAGATAAGAAATAATGCTAGTTCGTTTTTTGCTTCTCAACTAAGATGTGTTACTAAAGAAGATTATACATCAAGGATACTATCTCTTCCACAAAAATTTGGTAGTATTGCTAAATGTTATATCGAAAGATTAGATGGTGGTGTTCTTTTAGCCTCTACTCTTTCTTATAATCAAAAAAGACAACTTGTACAAACACCACAACTTGTTATACAAAATGTAGGAACATATATCAATCAGTTTAGAATGATAAATGACCAAATTAATTATGGATTTACACTTAATAATATTAAGTTTTCTTCTTATGTTATTAATTTCGGAGTTCGTTTTGTTGTAAACTATGACAGAAGATCTAATCCAACTGAAGTAAAATTAAATGTTATTCAAGTTATTAAGGATTTCTTTTTAGTGGATAAGATGCAATATAGACAATCAATTAATATGAACGACTTACAATATAATATTTTAGGTTTAGAGGGTGTGATTGGTATTAGAGAATTAAAACTATTTCAAGATGGAAACAGTGAGTATGCTAGTGGTAGACAACTATAT